CGGGGGAACGTAGCTACACAGGAGGCTAGTACTCTGGGTTACCTTGAAGCGCATTAGGTGGTGCTTTTCCTAAATTTAGGGGCGCTCACCCGGAGCTATGTCTAACTCCGGGTTACATGTAATAACATGCATGGTTGGTTGGTGGTCACTATTAGTAAGCGGATTGGGTGAAACTATCAATGTTTCGGACTAACTGAACCTCAGCACACAAATTAATAGTTGGTGTGGTTGAAGCTGTTTGCCATTGGATGCGATAAGTGTCGGTGACCGCTGATTCCAACGTGGCATATAAGAACCAATTGGTTCCATCATACCGCGTGAAGAAAGTAGTCCCGTCATCGATAATAATGCTCGTGTTGGAATCCCCATATCGCAGCATATTAGCTGCAGTAATGGTAGGAGTTCCGGTCCACGTAGCATTTACGAGTTGACTGGCTGTCACTTGAAGCACGACCTTGTAGATATCGCCGGGCAGAGCCCCCGTAGGGACCGTTGACACGACGTTAGCGATAGTCTTTCCAGTCGCAACGTTGTTAAACTGCACTTGACCCCCGACACTAATCGTGGAAGTGTTGTTAAAACAGATGAAACTGGATTGTGCACGAGCTACTGGCAGAGAGCCTGCTCGAGGATTAACGCTAAGCTCTTTAAATGAGATGTCGTAGTCAATCAGCAGATATCCAGGGCTGTTGGCTGCATTAGTTTTTGAGAAGAAGAAAAGAGTACCCTCAGAATCTTCATTCAAGTCGGTTTGGTTACCGAACAGAGTCGTTTTCCAATCCTTTGCTGGCTTCAGAGTCACCGAATGGTTAGTCCATTGAGGGCCAATAACCGTATGCGGGTCTGAAAGCATATAAGGGAGGAAGCTACTACTGCTGTAATCTGGCATTGGAGCCATTCGATCCTTCTCAAAATAGAACAACACGTCACCTGCTTGCGATGTTGGTGAACTCGTGATGTAATGTACAGTAAGTCGGTTTACTTTGAATTTATTGAACATTTGGCAATAATTGCGTAGTATGGAGCTTGGTAGGCAACACGGAGTTACCGGCATGCCACCAATCAGTTCCCAACCAGTTACAGTTGAAGCTGTAGCTGATAGAGCAAAAGCAAAGTCACGGCCAACCACACGAGCACCATCAGTAGTCTGAGATACTCGAGGTGCGCTTCCGCGCACTGAGTTTCCAACCGACACAGGTGCTGTGTTAATTGCCGAAACCGCTCCAAAACCAGGCGACTGTGTACGTCGCGCTCGCTTTGCCATTTTATGAACAATTTGTTTCTTAGCCATTTTACTAAGATTGTGATTTTCGTTTTGTTTGTTTGTTTGATTTATTTTACGCCATCCATCCTTCCATTATAAAGGCCGTACTGCGTTTCTCTTTTTACGTTGTTTTCTGTAATATTCGGGAACAGCTAAACCCACGTCAGATTGAGGTCTGCGGTACACGCGGGGCTGTCCTATAGATGCTTGAGCGGCATCATGTAGAGCTTTGTAGTCTTTAAATCTACGTCGTTGATTTTCAATAAGGATTTGCTCCCGATTCGCTGTATTGACTGGTGTTGAGGCTGTCGCTTCTTTACGAGTAGGTTCCGGTTTCCTGGCGGAATCGCCATCCTTACTACTACCTGGGTCTTTCCCAGGATTCCCAGTTGGTGCTGGTTTAACTACTACTCTCCTAATAGGCTCTGTAGCTCTCGTTAGAGTGTACCTACCTTTATAGGGGTCTGTTTCGTAAAACTTAAGCACGTCAGCTTTCTCACTTTTGAGATAGGTGCCAGACATGCGTTTCTGCATTTCCATTATGTTGTCAATACCAAATCTAGCTAAACCAATCAGAGGTCCACTGCTAGTTGTATATCCAAACAACTTCGAGGCTTGCCTTCCGGCGTAATTGCCGTACTGCACCGCCGCCGCCGCAAACTTAGGGTCATCAGCTAATTTCTTGCCGAATTTTACCTTAATCTTATTAGCACCGTCGGCAAATATTTCATCTGCTGCATCACGGTGTTTGCGGTCGGTAAAGTGTGCGTAAGCCGCGTCGTGTGCTCTTGCAAGTTCGTCTAGTTGGTGAACAGGGCTTTTGTCACCCCATTCCACGCTTGATTGTACATTTCCATTGCTCCAGTACGGTCCTACATAGTTGCCTGAGCCCCAGAAAGGCGAGGTAGGATCCTCACCTTCTGTGCCTAAGTACTGAGTTGGTTTATTAGTGGGGGGAGCTTGCATTGTGTGTTTTCGTTTATTTTACTCCATCCTCCACCGACCAACCCCTGCCGTAGAGCAGGGTGACAGTTTAACGACATATCAAGGTCGGTTGTGAATCTCCTAAAACCATTCAGCGTGCTCGTAACCATACTGCCGTGCTAGCAGCATAGGTCGAGACACGAGACGGTTCTTCAGGAAATCACCTGGATACTTGTCGTGCATTGCTAGGTATATTTTGTTCAAGAGATCGAACTTGGCCACATCGTGTCGGTAATTCTCCATGTGCGAAATCAAAGCATCGCCCAGGAACTCCTTCTTGACAACCTTAAGGTGTTCAATGTGTTTAGTCCAGCGTTTTGGAAAGTACTGGGGTCCTTCAGGCCCCAGACGCAAATCGCTTGAAAAGTACTCAGCATGGTAAAGAGACTCACGCTGATGAATCTCCATGGCCACACCGAGCTCCTTAGCACAGCTAATGTATGCTTCAACACCAGCTTCAACTGGTGCTTGGTTGACGTCGTCACCACCAACAAAAATGGGCGACGCGAGGACGTCCTCATTCGTCATGCCCAACCGGATGCACGTCATTACGTGCACCACGAGTTGTGTGATTGAGTTGGCTCCGATCGTCATGAACCAGCCACTTTTCATTATGCCATCATGGCGCGGCTTGTAAGCGGTCCCATCCGAAGTGCGGTAAGTCGCCTCTTCGAACACCTGTTTGAAACATCCATCAATGTCTGAAAGATAGACTTGGTATTCTTCTTCAGTCCACTGTGGTGGCTTTATAGCCAACATTTTCACTGTATCTCTGGTGCAGTTGGCCATCCACAACGACATCATGTAATCCCAATTGGATTTGTCGCTCTCCCAAACCGCGCCTGGCAACACTGATTTCAAATGTTCAATGTGGCCAGGGTTGCCGGGGGCGAACGCATACTTGACGGGTGTGTTCTTCCACTGCTTAACCAAAGCTATGCACAACTGGCGGAAGACAGAGGCGTGTTTGACAGTGACATGTAGAGGGAATCCTTCAATGCAGCGTGGCATGCCTTTGTCGAGCTTCGAAATTTTCGTTGGTTCCCCCTTCAAGAAGTTCTTCACTTCGAAGGGGAGGTTATCCCACTCGTTTTTGACGTGCTTAGCAAAACCCTTTTCTCCATAGGCGCCCAAAACCTGCTTATTCGTCGGCTGCCCCTGCACACTGTACGGGTAACCACTAGCCTTCTTTGGGTCAATGATGGAAGAGTTTATAACACTGAGAATTCCGGTTTCCTGATTGTAATCAGCATCGGGCACGAAAGAAGCCGCTTTCATCATCTCTGCCACTAGCGATGAACAGCGTTTCATTTCGGCCTCAGTCGGCGGTTTAGTGGCGCTTCTCACACGCTCATCAAACAACCGAAGGTGCGCTTCGAGTGATTTCCTCTCAGTAGCCGCGGACATATCAGGATATCTGAATTGCCCGGCCTCATACCCGAGGGCTTCAATCTCGTCTTTGAAGTCCTCTAGTACCTGTACAGCTTCAGGCTGCTCCTTGGGTGCAGCAGGGCCATGGACAGACTTTAAACCCACCGTCTTGGTGTATGGTTCCTCGGTCACCTTCCTGACTCGCTTCGTCACCGCCTTCTTAGACGGCTTCGAGCTGATGCTCAAGTTCTCGTACGTGTTTCTGTGATAGCGCTCATCGTCATAATCGATGTAGCGCTCCCGAGCTCGCAACTTAACGCCAACTGAGTCCATGATCATGTCTTCAAACTGATCTTCATCGCGTCTGGAGTCACCAGTGGCGCCAAAGCATTCCACTAGACCTTTAAGGTCCCACCCGTAGGTGGCTTCTCCGTTATCGAGGACTATAGCGTACTTTCCATCGCGCATAGTCTTAAGACTCACAACGCCCCCCCTCCATTTCTGTTGGCGGTAATGCTCCTTGTAGGAAGCATCAGCGTATGTGTATTTCTTGTTGTTCTTTGAGTTGCTCTCGAGACCAGTTCCGACGTCAATCAGATACTGGATCAATTCTGTCCGCACGGCAACATTGTGTTCACCAGCAGCACTTACGTGCATGCCAACCACGCTGTTGCCACACAAGATGATGGAACCGGAAAAACCTTTCTGGGTGCTCGCTGTGTGGAACAAATGTTCATGACCTGAGTCAACCAGGGTCTTGCCTGAAGCTGACACTAAAAGACCATCGCCAGTAAAACCGACACTGTGAACTTGTTGCCCATAAGCTGAACGCACTTTTGTAGAGGCTTTCGTTAAGCCGATCTGTGACCACACCTTACTATCCACTTCCCGAGCAAACGCATCAACGTCGTATGACGAGATGACGTTGTTTTCTGGGGAGAAGAAATCGTCCGGAGCCTTGTACAAGTTGCTGCGATCTACTTCGTAGTTACCTTTCTTGGTCGGCTTAATGGACGCGAGGTATACTCGCGCAGTTGACTGGTTCAGTGTGTTACTGCAGTGCCTCGCTGTGATTAGGTAATCATCCATGCGCCAGAAAGTGCCAAACAACTGAACATCTGTGTCAGTAGTTGTCACTAGTAGTGCTCCAACTGGTTGCGCCCTGCACGGAAAGTATTCCGAACCAGGCATGGCCATTTCATCTTGGTGGCAACCAGTTCCTTCATCGCTCGCAGTGAGAGTGTGTTCAACGCCGTTGACGCGGACTTTGTACACCATGCCCTTCTCACCTAGAACTTGCCCTAGGAACTGATCTGCCTTCTTTACGCGCGGAGACACCAGGTTGAGATCCTCTTGTTTGGTCCATTTTAGGAACAACCTGATCGCCACAAACGCGCAAACCACATCCACGACTGCCTGGACCTCTGGTGACAACCCTCGGTACCAATCGAGGTTAGCGCACTTGCTGACGCGCGCTAAAATGCCAATTACTAATGTGCAGAGATCACACAGCCACCCGACAACCAGAGACACCAATGCAGTGTATTTGTTGCTGGGGTTTCCACTCACGCCTTCAGCTAAGGCGCACGGGACATTACCAGCAAGAAGCCCCAGAAACCAATAGTTCTTGAGACCGAGAATCATGTTGCGAAACCGCTTCACGACGTCTTTTTGGCTGCCCGAAAGGCGGTTCACCCGTCCCTCATCGCCCAAAGGCCGGATCAAGTAACGGTAAGTCCATGGATTCACATCAAACAGTGAACCAGCGCGCCAGAGTGCTAGGCGGGTTTCTGCATCCAACGGTGCTAAGTGCACATCCAATATCATGGTGTAGTCGAAGTTGGGGTTAACCGTAAACGGCCCATCCTCAAGCACCACTGTCAACGGAAACGTCGTGTCGTGACAGAACCTCGCTCGCAAAAGCATCTCGTACAGCGACGCGTGCTGCACTTCTAGATGACTGCGGTAACCGCTGTACCCCATCAATTCGCCTCGACGAATGAGCTGTTTCTCCAGAAATGAATCTGGCACTAGGGGTATCGCGGACAGAGCGTCCAACGTCATCACAGTGTCTCTTAGAGACGCGTCTGCACTTACTAAAGTGTCAATGATGCCAGCGCCGAAAGACACTGGCTTGTAACCGAGTAAAAAATCGGCTACAACCATCCAGATTTCTTCTGGAATTTCGATGGTGGGGGTAGTCTGCGTGTTAGCTCCTACCTTCATTTTCAATAGCGGGTGAGTGTAAAATGAGATCGTTTGTTATCT